TCCAGGCAAACGAATAAAACTTGAACAAGGTCATGCAATTTGTTTTGCATCTTTTTTAAATCATAGAGTAGCACCTGTAACAAGAGGTGTTAGACAATCTTTAGTAATGTGGTTTGGAGGTGAACCTTTTAAATGATAAAAGAATATTTTTTTCCAACTATTGTATACGCAAAAGATTTAGAAAATGCTAAACAATTAAATAAATATTTAGAAGAGCATATTATTAACTGGAGTAAACAGGATAAAGGTCTTGATAAAACTAATGTAAATGGTTGGCATTCAAAAACAGATATGAACCATAGAAAAGAATATGAACCTATAATTCAAGAGTTATTTAAAATGCAACATGAAATTATTGAAGAAGAACATTTAAACATAAAACCTAAACTTGGTAATATGTGGGCTAACATAAATTTACCTAATGGTTATAATAATGGTCATGCCCATCCTAATTCGTTATTTTCTGGAGTTTATTATGTAAAATCAAAACCTGATTCTGGTAGACTTCAAATAATGGATCCAAGACCAGGAGCACAACTAGTTATGCCACCTAGAAAAAAAGGTCCAGTTCCTAGGCAACTATGGAGAGAGGCTTATTTTGAACCTGTTCCTGGTAGATTAATTATGTTTCCCTCATGGTTGTGGCACAAAGTAGAAATTAACAGGAGTAATGATATAAGAATATCAATATCATTTAATTTTATATTATGATTTTTAAAACACAAAAATATCAAGTTATAAAAAATGCTATATCATATGAGTTAGCTAATTTTATATATAATTATTTTTTATTAAAGAGAGAAGCAGTATCATTTATGTATATTAAAAATGCTGTATATGATACAGGAATGTTAGGTACTTGGTCTGATCCACAAGTTCCAAATACATATTCAAATTATGCAGATTTTGCTATGGAAACTTTACTAATGAAAGTGTTACCTAAAATGCAAAAAGAAACAGGACTACAATTAGTTCCAACATATTCATATGCTAGAATTTATAAACATGGTGATATACTAAAAAAACATAAAGATAGACCTTCATGTGAAATATCAACTACACTTAATTTAGGTGGTGATCCTTGGTCTATATTTATAGAAGGAACAGAAATAAAACTTAGTGTCGGTGATATGCTTGTGTATAGTGGATGTGATTTAGAACATTGGAGAGAACGATTTGAAGGTAATATATGTGCTCAAGTATTTTTACACTACAATCATCTTAATGGTAAGTTTTCAGATAAAAATAAATTTGATGGCAGACCTATATTGGGTTTACCTAAATGGAATTTTGACTAGTAATATAGTCAAAAAAAAAGACACCTAGAGAATACTCTAGATGTCTTGTTGTTGCCTGTGGGGGAGTCTTTATGGCTCCCCTTTTTTATTGTAAGTAATCCATTTGTTGGAACAAAGGTTTTTTCTTTGGAACCAACATATTTTCTGTTTCTATTATTGGTTTAATTCTGTCTGTGTATACTGATGTAAGTAAGTTTGTGTAATTAGGATTTTGTGCATACGGACTTTCACCCATAGTTTGAAACATAGTTTCTACTTTATCCATAGATGATATAACATTTTTATATCGTTCATCATTTGCTATTAAATTTAAAAATGCTCTAATGCTACCTTTAGTATCACCAAAATTTCTAAGTTTTGCACCACCTTTAGTTTGTAAAAAATCTTGGTCACCTGTTGCATGCATGCCAAAAAAATTATTAGCATCTTTTGCAGTAGGTGCATTCTTAAATTGAAAATTACCAGTTTCTGTAGCAGCAACTGTAGCTATAAAAGATGTAGGAATTTTACTTTCAATAGATTCTTCAGGATATTCTTTCCTTACTTCCTCTATTGCTTTCATAAAATCTTTTGTGTTTTTTATATCAGCCATAGTTATAGTACATATTAATAGGCTAGCAATTCCAAGCCCGAAGTGCTTTATTAATTCTAGAATTGGGGTCATTAGCAGTTTTTTTAGAAGTTAATTTTTTTTTCATTCCCTTCATACGAGCACAAAAACTAGCCCGTCTAGGATTACCAACTTTCTTACTAGGTGCTTTAAGATTGCCTCCAGTTGCACGATTATATGATGCACGACCTTTGGCATTTAAACCACCAGAGGGGTTTTTACCTTCTTTACGTTGCCATGCTGGTGTTTTTGCCATTATTTTTTCCTTGCTGTCATAGCTGCTCTTCTAAAGTTTGCAGCAGTGGGTGCACCTTTAGCACCTTTCTTTTTCATTTTACCACCACGCTTTCTTTTAGCATGAATGTTAGCATATAGTCCTTTTCTCATTATACCTTCTTAGCTAGTTTTTTATTTATTTTTTTTTGAACTGCTTCTGGTAATTTAGAAAAACCTTTATATTTTTTCTTCATACCATTTGCTTTTTTCTTTACTTTCATTTTACCATAATGTCCTGGCATTAGCTGTACCTCCTATATTTAGCTGTTTTCTTTGCAATCCCTTTCGGTTGTTTCACAAACTGTTTTCCCTTCTTTGTTCCTTGGCGTTTTGCTCTTGTCGTTGCCGCATACTCCGCAGATGATAGACTCTTGATAGCTTTCTCTGGCAAATATCTTTCCCCAGTCACCGAAGACTTCTTGCCAGATTTGGTTCTCCATTTTTGTTTTCCCCATGCTTTTAAACTCCTTTGACTTTTTGCGAGTGCCATTATTTTTTTCTCCCTTTTCTTATAGTGTCTTTACCTTTTTTAAATATAGATGCTACTTTAGATTTGCCCATAACTTTTGCACGTTGCTCACCTACAGTAAGTATCTGTATTTTTCTTGCGAAGGGTTTATTTATTTTTTTTACTTTTGCAACTGTTGCTCTAGCGTCTGTTGGTGTTGCAAATTTTATTGGTACTGTATCTTTTGGATTCTCATCAGTGTATAATCTACGACCAGATCCTTTAGGTTTTTTACCTGTGCCTACTTTAGGATCTTTTTTTCTTGCCATTTCCTATAACACTCTTTAAGGTTTTAGCTTGTGCTGCATGTGTTTTAGATGCTTTACTTAAACCTTTAATAACTTTTTTTATCTTAGCTTTTGCTTTTTTCATACTTTATATTTATCTCTCCAATAATTTTGTCTTTGAAGTAATCTAACTTTATATTCTAAATCACTAATACCTAAAATTTTTTTAATAAAATTAATCATTACTTATATCCCCCACCAGCTTTTTTATATGCTTTAGCTAATGCTTGAGCTTTTCTTGCAGACCATTTACCAGCACCTGTGCCATGAGAAGCCTGTGCTTTAATTCTATTAAAGATTTTTTTTCTCATTCCAGGTTTTGTGTAATTGCCTGCTTTATTTACTGTGCTTTTCTTCGCCATTTTTTATCTCCTTATATTCATAGTCATAGCTTCCTTCCTGTACTTCATCTGTAATCCATTTAGAAGTATCTTCTACAGACCAGATTCTAGTATTAACTAATCTATGTATGAGAGGTTTGCTTGGGTCAGCTGCCATAGAAGGATCAAATATCCTTAGTCTATTGTTGGGTTGAATTGCGTAGTTACCGTCATCTAATTCTATTACATGTCCACATTTATGTTGATCTGGTTTTTCTGCATAACCAAAATCTAATTCATTATAATCACCTGCACACCAGTCAATTGTAAATAAGTATTTACCTTCTCTTTGTTCTTTTCTCCTAGATGTATATATCATTTTACAACCATCTAGTTGATAAAATCTAGTAACACTTACATTATAACTAAAAGAATCCCATAGCATTAATTCATTTAAAGGTAATTCTTTTACTTCTGGTTTTTTACAAAATGCAGATATAGGTGCTCTCCACCATATACCACCATCTGTCATCATGTAATGAAACAAAGGAACTTGTTTAGGTATAGACGTAAAACCAAATACTACACACTCAAAGTATTTATCATGAGAATCTTTTTGATCTCTTAAATAATTACCTCTTACAAAACATTCTATAGGTGGTATGTTAGCATTAAGATACATTAATTAGCTAATGGGTTAGAAGCCTTAACTTTAATTTCTTCTATTTGTACTTTTAGTAATTC